TACAATGATATTGTCAGCATTTACAGTTGACTCAGAGAATACACAATCTGAAGTTCCCTTTGTTCCTGTAATTGTAACAGTGTTATCATCAGCACTTTCAATTGCAACAGTAACAGGGGTTACATCAACTGAAGGTGAAACGATTGGTGCATTGAACCAATTCTGAATGATATTTGTAGGTGTATCAATATCAGTTCTTGCATGAGCACAAATTACGCCACTGTTTCCATCAGGCTTGTACAGTGTAGGAACAAACTGTGCTGTAAGTGAAACGTGCTGGAAGTCGATATTTTCCTGCTTTGTAGTTCCACCACTTTCCGGAACAGAGAACTTACCTTTTGCATACCAAAAGTTTTCGAAGATTTTATCTCCGTTTTCATCTGTACCGCCAATCCAAACCTGAAAACCAAGTGCAAAATATGGTGCTTGGTCGAGAGGCTTTTCAATAGTAATTCCATTTGCTCTTTCCTGTCCAAGCATTTCTGCAAGTGTTGCTGGGGCAACGTTTGTCATTTCAAGTGTCATCTCAGTATTTGCTCTGTTGCCTGTTACGAAGAATGCACCATTATCTGCGTAATCAGTTTCAACTGAGGAATTTGGATTTACACTTGCCTGAACTGCACCAACTAATTTCTTGACCTGACCATAAGTTGGTGGATTAATTCCATCATCAGAAAGTAACCTTGCAATAACAACATTACTGATACCGATTTTTGGATTTTCAGCACTTCCTGCCATTTTTCTTTACCTCCAATTAAAAAAGTAAAATTTTTCTAAAATTAATTACTCTATGTCTTACATCATCAATAGGGTCTGCGACTTCCATATTAGATGTAGTCGTAAAATAATTCTCTTTCATTATTTCATCAACAACCATTCCAATCTCACTTGTAGTTGGATAGTTTTCTATTGCCTTTGTGAATATATGAACTGTTACATCGCAAACATCTGCCCACGCTTTATTATCAGCAAATTCAGTGTCTGATTGATTTGTGTCCAGAAAAATAACAGTTGGAAAAACTTCAATTGAGTTTGGATATGCGTCTAAAATATCCTCAACAATTGAAGTTAATCTTGAGTCATTTAAAATACTACAAATCAATTCCTTAACGTTTATCATTCATAAATCCTCTTATTGTCTCAGCAATAAAATCCAAATTCTTTTCAACCGCAGGTTTGAGCCAAGGTCTAGGTTGCATTCTACTTGTTCCTGTTTCAAGCCATTTTGGATAATTGTCCTTTATGAAACTTCCCACTGTAAGAGTTATGCTTTTATCCTTAACTTCAACAGAATAATGAATTGAACTTCTTAAAGTACCTGAATCTGGGGCAGGTGGATTAAAAGGTTTTGAAGGGTGATGAGGAATCTTTTTATTATTAGTATAATAAGATTTTGAATAATCCCTAGGAGTTTGAGCCATAGAGATTAAAATCTCATTTCTAATTTTTTCACCACCAATCTTCAATCCTTTTTCAATTGCGAATTTCTTATGTTCTAAGATTTTGAATGCTTCATTAATATCATTTTTCATTTTTCATTCTCCACAGGTATCAAAAGAAATTCCTTATGAAATCTCCAAATATTAATAGGTTGAATATTGTAATACTCAACCTCACCACTATTATATTTTACTTGTACCCTGTTTCCAAGTACCATATATTTTCCATCTTCATTTTTTATAAAACATTTTTTGGTATGTGCATTTTTTGAATTGATTCCGTAAAGTTCAATTTGTTCTGAACTCAAAGTATTTGGTTGAACATCTGCACTCATTATTTCTATAGGATTATCGAAGTCATAAGTTTTGATTTTTGTTCCTTCCTTATTCTTAATAATTTTTAAGTCTGAAACATAAATTATAGCATTTGGAAAAAACAACATAACTTCATCTCCTATATGAATGGATATCCCATACAAATACGATTATTTTTATTTACTGTCATAGTTGGTCTTGCCTTTATTAAATCTAAAAGCATTCTACCAAATTTCGTTGAACTTAATTCACTGTCATCATTTACTGAATTAAATCCAACTGAAATTCCTCCTTCTTGTAAATGGTTTATACTTCCACCTACTGAATTTGAAATTTCATTTAATTCACTTTTTTTAGTACAAGTGAAAAGATGGCAAGCCTTATATGCAATTGCCTGTTCATACAGTTTACCGAAAAAACTGCTGGACAAACTTTCCTTTGCCATCTGCACATATTGAGATAAGGATGGACTATCTGCAAGTTCAGGGCAGATAGTTTGGATTATTTGTTCAGCAGTCATCATATACTTTACTCCTGTTCAGAATTGTTTAAAGCATCAATAAGGTCTGATTTCTTTTTTCCTTCAGTATCAATACCACGCTTTTCACATTCTTCTTTTAATTCAGAAATTTTCATACCTGAAAAATCTTCTGATGTATCATCATCTTCTGAAGTTTCCATTCCTTCATCAACATCATCTTCATTTTCAGAATCATCAAATTCTTCTTCATCAGAATCTTCATCATCTTCAAATTCATCAAGTGACATTGGTGCTTCATTTGGTGTATCTGGAATTTTATCTTCAGGAAGTTCCAATTCAAGTTTCTTAAATCTCTTCACGATTGCCAATCTTACTTCTTCATTTGTGATTTCTTCATACCACTTTGTAAGAGTGTCGGCATTTGTACATTCAGAAACATACTTTACTGCAAGATTGACAGGCATCTGTTTCAAATCTTTTGCCTTAATACCACCAACCTTTCCTCTGCCTGCGCTTACCTTTTGAGCAAGAATTGTAATTTCACCACTGTCCAATTCATTTGTGATATTACCTCTCATTGCCTTCCATTCATCATCAGTGACTTCATTTGTTCCTGGGAGAATCTTGACCATTGTTCTTGTAAGATTCAATCCTTCTTTTGGTGTAAGAACCACGCACTTCAAGTGTTCAATTCTTGGTGTGAATTTAAATAACATAATTTTCCATCCTTCTTATATATTATTTATCTAAAAATATTTTCCCTTAACTATATTTCAAGTTAAGGGAAACCAATTTAATTTTTCAATTAAATACCATCTGCATAAGCGAATGCGAGTGGATAATAAATGATTGTTCCTGCACATTCAGAATGGCAAGGGATTGTGAATTCCATTCCTTCCTGCTGGGCTTCAAACTGTTCGAATGGCTGAGGAATTTCAAGTGTGATATGTTCCTCATCAAAACGACCAATCAATGCCCTGTCTGTACTTCCTGTTCCGAAGCCCTTAAGTTCACTCAGCCAATCAATTCTCTTGATGTATGGTGAATTTTCAAGAATGTACTTCATCAGTGTCTTTGTTCCATCTTCACCAATACGACGTGAAGCAATATCATTGTACTGACTGATTGGAAGAAGAAGTGTATCAGGAACTTCACGAGCCGATGTTGGTTCCATGACTGCGTTTACCATGTCGTTAATATCACGAACAATCTGGTCTGGAGTCTTTGAAGCCCAAGTCTTTGAAGAACCTGTTCCATCTGCCTGAAGAGTTACTTCTGTAATTCCTGGGAAATCAAGAAGTCCGTTTGTTCCATTTACAGGGTCTGACTTCAGAGCCATCTTGTTCATCTGTTCATCGTGAGCACGACGTGCAGTGATTGCTCTGCGTTGGTCAAGATTCTTTCCTGCTCTTTGTGAAGAACGAATTTCCTTAATTGAATATCCGTAACTGTCACCAATTCCCTTTACCTTTACAGATTTTTCTTCTCCGTAAACATCAACACGAGGGAAATCCTTTGCATAATCAGCAATGATTTTTGCAAAGCCAACGCCACGATACTGATGGTAAACAATTTCATTTACACCAGCACCTGCTTCTGTTGAAATTGGAATAAGTTTAAGCCCTTTGAGTTCAGCATACTTTGCGTCATAACTCTTTGACTTAATGAATGCCAATTCACGATTGAAGAATACAGATTCATTTGAGTCAAGTCTGTATGGATTATTTTCTACACCCATTTTGTATCTCCTTTATTAACCAATATAAACAAGTGCAATAGAATCATTATTGCTTCCTGTTTCTACACCTGATTTGAATTCACCAACTTCATCGTATTCAACTTTGTCATCACCTGTTTCACCGTTATCGGCAGAGGTTGTAAACAATCCTTCAGGAGTTACATAAGCAGTTGCACCAACTGTTGGTTCTACACTTTCAGCAAGTGCTACATAGATGTAACCCTTTTCCATAACGTTGACTGCTTCAGTGGTAACATACAGACCACGTGAATTCAGGAATGCATTCTGATGGAATACTGAAACACCTGCGAAAGATGTTCCTTCTCCTTTTGATGCTTTAAGAACACCATTTGAATTCAAGAAAACACCCTTTCCGTAATTGATGTTTTCACCTGCGGGAGCCGTTACGATAGTTTTTGGATTCATACCGTAAAGCATACCTGCCATTGATTTTTCATTTGAAAGAAATCCATAAAGATTCATATTATTTGTCCTCCTGTCCGTGATTCTTCATTCTCTTAATCATACGTTCACGGGCATCATTTTCATCTGCGTGAACTTCAGGTGGAAGGTCTGATGTTGCCTGTCTTGTGTTAGCATCATTTCTGCTACTAATCATTTCAATTGTAGCATCGTAGCGTGCTTCAATGTACACATCATTCTTTCCATCAAATTTTACATTCGGGAACTGTGAAGTAATGATTGCTTTCTTAATGTCCATGTCAGACATATCAGCCTTAACTTCAACCTTTGCCTTTTCAGCATTGTGAAGAAGTTCAATCTTTGCCTTCACTGCCTCATCAACACGTTTTGGGTCAAGTGAATCTGACTTAACCTTTTCAAGTTCCTTTTCTGCAGAATCAGCCTTGTCCTTTGCAGTGTCACGTTCTGCCTCAAGTTCAGAAATCCTCTTTTCAAGTTCCTTATTTTTGTCTTCCAAATCAGCAACTTTCTTGTCCATAGATTTCTTACTTTCACAGGCATCCTTTTCAGCCTTATCTGCCCTTGCCTTCTCGGAATTGTAAGCCTTGATAACACTTTCTTCGGCTTCATATTCCATACCATCCAAGTTGATTTTCTTCAACATTGTATTACCTCCGTCTTTTTTTGTAACGACTATATCCTCAAGAATAGCATCTTCGCTATCCTGTCTGAGTTCAATTCTTGCATTATCTCCTGCCCTTGCAGAATCTACAATTGCACAATGATTGTATCTGATGTTTCTTTGAATAAAATCATATTCAACTCCGCACCAAGTTGCTCCTTCCTGTGCCTGTTCCAAATCACAAGTATATCCCATTGAAAGAGCCTGTTTACCATTAAGAATAGCATCAATGGCATCTTTACGAGTGATAACCATATCTACGGCACAATTTATTCCATCTGTAATTTCTTCCCAATGTCTATCATGCCATTCTTTTGTCCATGAAGGATTATCACCGAGGCTTCCAACCTGAAGTTTATCAGCATTGTCTGAAGTTACAAGTTCTGCAGGGTGATTTAATGTAACAGGTTTTAACTTCATTGAGTTGAGGGTTTTTTCTGCAAATACTTCTTCAGGGAGTCTTAATTCTCTTTGAACTGTTCCATCACTTTTTCTGTATGTGAAAACTCCAATAGAAGTAACAATCGCCCTTCCCTTCAAAAATCCTTCAGAGGTTCTTTCAAAAGGAACTGTCATCCATTGAGAATTGTCGATGTTATCAAATCTTTTAATATTTGTTTTAATTGCCATTTCAAAATCCCCTATAAAATAAAAAAGGCAACAGTCTAAAAAAACCGTTGCCTCTGTTTTCAGTCAGCCAAAATAATTTAGTTGTATTTCTTATCTACTTCTTTAAAAGAAGGTTTAGTGGGTTCAGATTTAAGTCTGACCTGCTTATCCACAACTAAATCAATGTATCCAAGTGTAGGATTCATTTTAATTGTTACTGAACCGTAATCTACACTTTCACAAGCCTTCTTGATTTCCTGAATATGATAATCACTTAACTTCATATTTAATTTATATAACATAAATTAAATAATGTAAAGTTTTTATTTTTGAATAGGATTTAATACCGCAATTTCAATTCTTTTTCCACCTTTAAGAATTGCCATCGCAACTCTATGATTTCCATCAATAAGCATATATTTATTTTTATAAAACACTGCCCGAATTAAATCACCCTTTTCTTTAGATTTATCATATTTTATGAAATCAATTAAAGTATCTTTATCCAACCATTCTTGTCTAGTTACAATATCATTCAAATCAACCATTTTTTCAACGTAAATTTGTTCACCTGTTTTTCTTTGTTTATTATAAATTTCAGAGGCTTCTTTCAAAAATTCTTTATTCTCCATAGGAATAATATTTTCAATATCTCCATGTCCCAAATCTTTTAATTTATCAATTTTATTTAAAATGAAATCATCGTTTATTGTATTTTGAACATCGGGAAGTCCTTCTGTTTGTTCACTTAAAGAAGTATTTTCAACTTCTGCAGTTAATTCCGGATAGAATGCAAGCCCTACACATCTACACTGAATGTCCTGACCAGGATGAAGTTCAACTGCTCCACTAGGTCTTTTAACCCAAGTCTTTCCGTTGTCATAAGAACAAACTGAAGCATCATCATACCTGCAAAGTAAACCTTCCATTAATTGATGACTTTGTCTTACTCTATCATCAGCACTTGTACTCCAGACATACATTTCCAAACCAAGTTCCTGCATCTGACCTTGAGTTATTTGTCCATTCAATTTTCCCATTTGGTCACGTGCAAGCAATTTACAATGTTTGTCTGAAAGACTTTGAGTTGCATTCTTTATTTCTTCTTTTAATTTTTTAGTTGTCCACCCATTGACTATAGCCTGTTCAGTCAATGTGTTTATTTTTGATACATAGTTTTTAGCATTTGAAACAATTAAGGTATAGTTATTTTCAGCCCAACTGTTTCTCATATCATTCCACCACTCACTTGCAACAGGTGGTGAAACATGAATGCCTTTTTCAATTGTTTTCTGAAATTCTTTGTCCCCAAATTCTTTTGCTTCTTCTGCCGTTTTTCCCAAAGAAACTAAAATAGCGTTTGAAGAATTTTTTGGTTGATTTGAAATATCAGGCATGTAAATTGATAGCCAATCTTCAAGTTCATAAATCATTTCTTTGAATGTATCCCCAGGAACTTCATCAAGATGAATATTATCAGAATCTCCTCTGAGTAACTGTTCTACATTTTCAGAAATAAATTTATTCACATAATCAGTTAGAGGTTTATAAAAGCCTTTCAACTGTCTGAAAAGTTTCTGTTCAATTCCATGAGGATAAGCCCTTGGGGAAGTGATTGCCTTTGTTGCTTTTTTACCACTTGTCTTAAAGAGAATTTTCATTAGTTGAATTTCTGTTTCATTCTTTATTTTCATAATTCAATAATAAAACATTTCCCAAAATAAAAAAAGTCCTCCTACCATCAACAATGATAAGAGGACAGGAGACAAATTATATTTTTCTTATGCCATGGAAATTGGCAATAATATTTCTTTTAGTTTCAAAACAATCAAATTGAACTGAAATTACAATTCTTTTTGGTTTTTGTTCAGTGAATTTATTGGTGATAATTCCTTCACCAAAAACATCGTGATGAACCTTATCCCCAATTTTATATCTTTCATTCTTCATCATCTACCTCGCAAATTGTAAATTTCTTTTCAATTACTACTATCCAATAATGTAATTAGAACCAAGGCATTTATATCCTTCTTTATCTGCCTGTTTTTCTGTACAATCCCCAAGCCCTTTATACCAATATGATGGAATGAATTTATCTTTAAGAAGATTATCAACGTGAAATAATCTAACATACCAAGAATCAAAATGTTTACGAATTCTCTTATAAACATAAATTCCACCATTCTTTTTAAACTGCTTTAAGGCGTAAAGTTGATTTTCGTTAAGTCTTGTCATAATTTATCTCCTACCATCTTGTAAAATTATCTTTGCGAAAAGTTACATCACAAATTTCATTATTGTAAGACACATAAAATTTTCCATCCTTTTTCCAAACCCTTCTCCAAATAGCATAATAGGTACTCATACAAACCATTAAACTCCATTCAGTTTTTGTAAAACCATTTGCCTTATTCAATTTCATAATTCTACCTCCCTGTAAATTAATTAAAATCTTCGTAAAAAACTTTTATACCCTGAATTGAAACAAACATTCCATCTTTACAATCATGTACTTTTCTCTTTGGAAAACTATAGTTTCCAAGTCCACTTCTTACCTGAAATCTAACTTCTTCACCTACACAAAATTTACTCATATCTAAACAAGTAATTTCCAATCCACAAACATTTGCCTTCATTTTCATAATTTATCTCCTTGTAAGTTCCCTTACACTTATAAATATACAACACTTTACAAACTTTGTAAAGTACTTTTTAATAAAAAATTAAAAAAAAATTACCCTGTTTTAACAGGGTAATTTCCTACTAATTATCTCCTTCTTAAAGCACCTAAAAGGTTTGATTTGCTTCTTATATTTATTTTTGCACCATCCTTCTTGAAGCCGTCCTGTTCAAATACAATGAAAGAATCACCAAGTTCCCCAAGATAAATTGCGATATGCCCGTATTCGTTGGTTGAAGTTGCATTCCAAATTAAAGTGTCGCCTTCAAAGAAATCTTCTGTTATTCTTTCAAAATATTTTTTCTCTTTTGGCATTCCAAGGTAATCAATGAATAAATCTTTTGCTCCTCCACTTGACAGGCAAGGTTCAGTTTTTTCAGGGACATCCAAAACATCTTTCCAATACTGTCTTGCCAAGTCAACACATTGTGGGCCAAAAACACCGTCATAGTCAACTTTCTTTCCGGTATTATTTTTAACAAATTCCTCAAGATTCATTTTTCTTTTCTCCTTTATTTTTTACAAACTTGTCAATCGCGGTATTAATTGAAATGTCGCCAAACACTGCCCCGATTACTCCACCGATTGCACAGATTTCTCCGATGGTGATATTTTCAGTTTTGAATTTTCCTGTCCATTTCAGAACCGCACAAACAACCATAAAAGCAACTGAAACAATTTTCACAATCAAAGAAACTGTTTTTGCCTTTAGACCTTTTTCTTCTTTTGCTTCAGAATTAGTTTCCATCTTTATTTCTCCTTTTTAATTTCCATTTTAATTTCACTCAGGCTCGCTTTAATCCAACCTAAATCATTTGAAAGCATACTTGTCAATTTTGTATTCTCCAATTGAATCTGTTGAACTTTCGAATCAAGAGTAACAATTTGCTTTGCGTTTTCATCAATGTCTTTTCTCATTTCTTTTTGAGTTGCCTCAGTAATTCCCTTTTCCTTTCCCATTTTGACGAATACTCCAATAAAGGCTATTACAGATGTCAAACCTGAAACAAGTGAAATCATTTGTAACCAATCCATCTTATTTCTCTCCTACTGCTGGTAATTCATCTTCTGAATCTTCAACTTTTTTTGCCAACTCTTTTAACGTATCTCCGAATTCAAGTTCTTCAACAATAGCAGGAGACATAATTCCCATGTTGATATAACCCTGATACGTTTCCATTTTACGATATTCAGTGTTTGCTTTTTTCTCATCGAGTTCAGCCTGTTCTTTTTCTGTCATTTGCTCAAGTGGGTTGAATTCAATTCTAGGTTCAGGAACTTTTTTCCACTGAGAAATAATGTGAACTAATCTTTCGAGAATTGGAAGTAATATTGTTTGTTGATGAGATTTTACCATGTCGTAATATTGGTAAGTATCAGAATCACCTGTACTATTCAATCCCCCAGGACTTATTCCAAAAAGTTTAGTCATTGGGTAACCTGAATTGGCAGAAGTTAAAATCATAAATTGATTCAATACTTCTGAAATTCCTGCAAGTGAAACTGTATCACGAATGAATTCTTCATCGGTATCCATAAGTAAAGAATGAAATGTAGACTTCATCATGTCCATTGCCTGAAGCCTGTTCTGAATTAATTTTTCACCACCTTCACTAGACATAATGTCTGCTAAATCTTTGTACTTGTATTTTCCAATACAAAGTTCATGGAATAATTGTGATAAAGATGAAAATGAAGTTCCTAAATCTTTCAGCCTGTCTTGTACTCTTTGAATAATTGAAATTCCCCAATATCTAAATTCCATTGGGATAATACTTGCCTCTGATGAAGGAATCTCAATACCATGTAATTCAATAACCCTTGAATAATGAATTCTATACACATTGTATTCTCTTCCTGTGTAGAATGTAACAGGGTAATATTCAACCTGTCCGTAATGAGACAATTCTGGATTCATTTGCCATTCCATTGTGCCGTACATTACATTATTTCTAGGAACTATTTTTAAGTTTTCAAAATCTTTAATTTTATTTAAATTGAGTGGAGTGCTTAAATCTTCTCCATCATATACACCGAGGATTATTAAAGCACCACCATACAATCTTGCCCATTTAAGGGCTTTATTTATTTTATCATTTACTTTTATTTGTTTGAACACTTCATTGTAGATTTCACTAGTTGTTTCGAATCCTTCTTTTTCATTTTCAAAGATATAGTGCCAACCCTGTTTCATCATATCGTCTGGGAGTAAATCTACAATTCTTGCACCAAGCCCGTCATCAGCATAAATTGTTTCCAATTCTGCATCCATAAGAAAACCATTTGGAATTGCGATTGTGGATTTTCTTTTATCTGCCTTTGTACCTAATCCGGAAAACAGGTTTGCCCAACCATCTTTCTTTATTTGGTTTTTAATTCTCAAATCATCCATTTCATTTACTCCTGTTCTTGCAGTGTTTGTTTCTTTTCTTCATATTCGGATAAACATTCCTCGTATGAAATTTTAAATATTAATAATTCCCTGAAATAACTTTCCTCAACTAGAATTCCATTTTCAGTTATTTCGTAATTTCCTATAAATGGAAATTCTGGAAATTCAATTTCAGGAACATATACTTCAACTTCCTTCTGTTTTATTGTTTGACAACTCACGAAGAACATCATCAATAGACATATTAGCAACTTTAGAAAGTTTTTTAATAATTTCATCCTTATGTTTCTTTTCAATTTCATGCTCCTTTATCATCTTGAAATACAAATCTTTAACTTCATTGTATGAGTGAATTAAGGATTCCTTTTCAGATGAAAGACTGTTTATTTTATTTTTTTGTACCCTGTTAATTATAAACAGAATAACACTAATCACTACAAAAATTAAAACCACAATTAAAATAATTTTATTCATACTCAACCTCTTATTTTTATTTTACATTATAAATAATCATTTATAAAGTCCATAACGCTTTACTTCTTGATTTATTTGGCTTACAAATTTCCCGCAATAAACTAGCACAACTATCCGGAGCGTCATCAGGTTCACTTCCTTCCCTGTAATCTATTATTTGGTTTAAATATTCTGGGTCAGTGTCCGGACTCCAATAAATACAATCCCAATATTCATAAAGATTTGTAGAAATCTTTATGTGCTTATTTTCTGTTTCAGCATAAGTTTTAACTCTTGCTCCTAACTTTTGAATCTGATTTGCGAAATAACCTTTATCAGGATTTGTTTCATTTAGGATAAACCTAGCCTTATATTTTCTAAGAAGCCTTACAACTTCATTTGCCCACGCTTTACAATTCCCAGGATAAGCAAAACCAATCCCTTGAAATTTCTTTGCTAGAGTTGGGTCTTTATTATCTAGAGGAGAAATAATTGTCAATGCGCAGTAATGGTCACCATCGTAAGCACAGTCAATATGAGCGTAACTAGGTTTTGAATAATCCCATCCTTCAGCCATGTTTGGTTCTGAAAACAAACTGCTTTCATCTTTTTTAATTTCCAATTCATAGTTCGCAGCATATAAGAATGGAGTTGTGGTTTTCTTTTTTTGTTCAATAGCCTTTTCACCTAAAAAATTGAATTTGGAAATTGGATACATTGCTATATCAGTGAACCTGTTTATTTCATTCCAAGCGTCATCCCTGTGCCAAGGTGTTCCAATCCAAAGACTTCCTTTAGACGGGTCAATGATGTTTGTTGCCAATTCATTTACAATTTCTTTTGTTCTTTCTCTTTCTGCTTTTGAAATTCTGTCCTTCAATGTAATAATGTCATCACAAATAATTTTATCGTAGTGCATACCTGTTAATGACCCGTCTATTCCATGGGCAGTTAAACTAACTTCCGGAGTAATTGTTGTTTTGAAATTGTATCTTAACTTTCCCTCTTTTGCCATTGTTGCCTTCGGATAGAACCCGTGAGCAACTTTGAATAATTCTTTTACTTCAGGCATTTCCATAGCCTGTCTTACTGCAGAAACAACAGTTGAAGCATCATTGAAACTTTTTCTTATTAAAGCAATACGGTCATTTGGTTGAATTAAAAACCATCTGATAATTCCTACTACATCAATTGCAGTTGATTTATATCCACCACGGAATGCCTGCAATGCCCTAGGTTCATTTGAGTCCCAGCAATATTTTATCCATTCAGAATGTAAAGGATTTAATTTGTCCTTTCCAATCAACCAACCAAGATAATGAGGTTGTTCGATTACCAATTTTAAGAATTCATCATTGATTTCGTAATTTTCCATATTAGAAATTATAAAATATTTTTTAATTTTAATAAATAAAAAACCCTTCTATCATTTCTAACAGAAGGGCGGAAGAGAGATAAAATTATGAACAAGATTCGTTCACATTCATAATATAAATTATTTTTAATTTTTTAACAATAAAAATTTTTAAAACTTTCAAACTGTTCACAGGCTCTATCATAATCCCATTCAATTGCTTTTACGTTTGAATTGATTCTAATTTCAAATCTGTAAAATCCAATTTGAATTAAAAATAATTTCACAGTCGGACTGAATTGATAAGTTTTAAGAACGTTCATTATTTCCATTATTATCTCACTTTAATTTTAGATATTATATTTCTGAGGATTTTCTGATTTATCTAATTCCTCTCTCAACATTGGGTTAGACAATAAATATCCTGCATAAAATATTTCCAATTCATTTAACTTATTTGGATTTACATCACTAATTCTTTTCTTCCAAATATCAAAAATATTTTTAATATTCTGAGGAATCAGAATTGTTCTTTTAACATCGCTTTTATTGATTAAAGTTCTTATATCAATAGTCTTCACAGGTAATTTCCTTTCCAAATCTATGTCCATCAATTTTGACTCTTTGATAAGCAACTGAAGAAATCATTTTGTAATCATTTTTATCAAATCCATCGAAATTAAAGAACAACCTTTTTCCAACTATTGTATCATCAAGGTAAATGTCTTTTACTGTTGCAGGCACTTCATCATCAATTACCACTTTCTTATCTAATAAATCTTTTGCCTCATCAATGGTATTAAATGGAAGATACAACTTTTCATTTGCTTTATTTTCAGAAACGCCTGTTGAACCGAATCCACCTGTTCCTCTATTTGTTTCTGAAAGTTCATTTACTTCTTCCCATTCTGCAACAATAACAGGTGCAACAACTGCCTGAGCAATTCTGTCATTTGGATTAATTACAAAATCTACTGATGAGGAATTAAATAAAATTGCTCCTACTTCTCCTCTGTAATCTGAATCTATCGTTCCTGGGGAATTAAAAACTTGAACTCCATTCTTTCTTGCAAGCCCACTTCTTCCTCTAATCTGCATTTCATAGCCTTCAGGAATTTCAACTGAAAAACCTAGAGGAACAGTTTCAATCTTTCCTGGCTTAATTGTAACAGGGTGATTCAATCTTGCGTAACAATCCGCACCTGCACTTCCTGATGTTTCATACTTTGGAAGTTTTCCATTTTCAATTCTTTTTATTTTAATCTGCATTTTAATTTCTCCTTTAAAATAAAGCCTCCCACAAATAAATTATGGGAGGCAAAGTAAAAATAATAGTTACTTGTTTGTTGAATCTTTCTTCTGAAGAAGTTGCTTAATGGCTACTACCAAAAGACCGATTGCAGAAATAATTCCTGCAATAAGTTCAACAACGTTATTAATCTGTCCAGTAGTTACACCACCAAGAATCAAGGTTATAACACCAATGATAATGAAGACAAATGCAACAATCTGAACCCAAAGCAGTTTGAAGAAACTCATTCTTTTACCTCCTTTTTATTAATTTAGATTTTATGCAAGTAATCGCAAATAGTCGAAAAACTTGTAAAACCTTTAGTCGCACATTTTTTCTGGAATTCCTTAAATGACATAGTCTTAATTTCAGGGTAAAGTTCTTCAAGTACTTTTAACACCATGAAATTGAAAGGCTTACCAGCATTCTTTTCCACAACCTTTTCTACTACTTTAGTTGCAGTCTTTTCCATTTATTCCTCCTTTATTCTATTATAAATTTTCTAAAAAGTTCAAATAAATGTATTCTTTTTTATTTTATTTTTCCTCTCCTTTTTTCTATACCCTTTTTTAATACTTTTTTATTTTTTTTTATTAAACTACATTTTTACTTGTTATAGTATATTAATTTATTTTAATTAAGACTTGTTTCCTTTCTTTTTTAAGATTTTAGGTTTTACAGAAACTTTATTTATTTTCATTACTGTTTGATAAATATTCTGAATTTTCTTTTTTGCTTCATCAGGGAGGGTTGAAACTGTATTCATGTCCTGACCTGTTGCAAATTTATAAAGTGCCTGTAATGCTGAATCTCTGTTTGGTAGTTGATAGGCTGAAATTACTGTGTTTGTTCCTGTTACTTTTACATACTTTATATCGTCTATACAACAGATGTAATCTTTATCTATTTCCTTTAATGGTAAGGGTTTACCCTCATTGTCATAGAACTTATCGATAGTGTACATTGCTCTTCTGTAATATACATTTAATAATTCTAATTCAAGCCTGTCCCTGTAAGGCTGAATAATTGTATCAATGTAAATTTTTATTCCTTCAATAATTTC